TCAACATAATTACCTAAAACAGAACGTGCGAACTTAGGTTCCTGGAGAACTCCAGAAATAACAGAAGGTCCAAAATTATGGGTTAATACTTTACCAGAAACAAATTCACTTAAACCTAAAGGAATGAAGCCACCATTGGGAACTGCAACTAAAGCGGGTTTATCGACGGGTGGAGGTGATGAAATATAACGCCTATCCAACAAACTTAAAGCACTATCTAATCTTTCTTTTGACACAGGAACGGAAAAGCCGTAACCTTTAGTACCACCAGACAAATTAACAACAGAACCAGCTACATGAAGGCCAGCTATTTTATTCTTAAATTTTTGATCTAACATAAGCAACAAAGAACCGCAGTCACCTTGTTTGGTGGCTGCAACATAAGCAATATAGGAAGCATGATTATAAGTGGCACTAGGAATGCTATAACTCAATTCAGCATCATCTAAAACAAAATTCTTCTCAGTGGACAATTCGAGTGTCAAATTATTCATCACAGACAAATAGGCATCACTTTTAACCTGCCTCATACCAGCCAAAATGGCTGACTTACCGTTAACACGGGCTAACTCAGCATTGGTCAAAAAGTGACCTCTTATGGAGGGACGTGAAGTAACTAATTTATAATTTAAACAAACAAGTGCAATATCAGTAGGGTGGTTATATTTATCAGTAACAGAAATGACTTGGGAAAGCGTATCATCATTAATGGGAATAACAACTTTACCAGTAAAATCAACAAGGTACAAAGGTTCAGGACTAGACATCAAAAATTTAAGTGTGGGTATAAAATGTCCACATGTCAAAATAGTGGTACCACAAACAAACCAACCAGTAAAAAAGGTGTGGTCTCGAACAAATCTCTCGCCTTCAAAACTACCTGAGCAAAAAGTATAAAGATTAGACATAAATTTATTAGTGAGCAAAACTTCAGTGCAATTATCAGCTAAACCTTGAGGAAAGGTCTTAAAAATACCATCATCAGTCAACAAGTTATCCATAAAATCAGTGGAAGAAGATTCAGGAGAAAAGAGAACACGGGATTCAACAGTAACAACATGCTGCTTTTTGGAAATAGCGTTAGGATAACCTTCTTGATGAGTAATAAATTTAGAATTAACCACACGAACATCAACAGGTTCTATCACAGGTTCAGGGACATCAGCAACTAATTTATTCACATAATCCAAAGCCGACTGTTTAATCTCGGCTTGTCCCTCAACGGAACCAAACCACCACCTTTTAATATAATTAACTGAAAACTTTAGGGCGGTGCAAAGGGC